AAACCCCGCACTAGGCGGGGCATTATTGATTTTTTTATTCAATTAACTCGAATTGCGTTGGCGAATTCGGGCTTTGACATAAGCTCATCATAAACTTGCTGACGAACGTCTATACCTTCCTCTATTTTAATATTTGCGAACATTGGATAATCATCAAACGGCAATGCAGCCTCGCCTTTATTTGAGTGAAGTGTCAATGTTCCCTCTGCCGTTTTCAAATTATTGTCCACAGATAGGAAACCGATTTTGATATAAGCAGAGTTCAATGGGATACCGCGAAAGTTTACATCCATTTGGATAGCCATATTATTTTCTCCTTAGATAGAAACTGATTGACCTAATGCATCCACCCAACCACTGCCAGCCCACCAAAGTGGCTTTTTCAGTGTAGTATGGAAGAACGATTGACCTGTTAACATGTCTTTTGTTGGCGCAACAGTGGTTATTACTGGTATTGCTACTGTTCCTACCGAGTTCATGTCTCCACCGCTTTTATGACATGAATATCCCGCCCGTCCTCGCTGCAAAGGCTCAACCTCCAAAAGCAGAGAACCTTGCTTACATCCTCTAGCCCACTTATCACGGCCCCAATCATAATTATCACCGATTCCAGAACCGCCAGCCCAGCCAGCTACATCAAAAATGACACTTTGTGATGGTCGCTTCGAGATGGATTCCGCTAAACCATAATAATGAGCCGGAATGTCATGATTACCCATTCCAATAAACGGTTTATTATCACCTTCAATCATAAAGCCATGAGATTTGGGGGGGCGCATACTAATAGGTGAACTCTCTGGGCCGTGTTGTAAAAACTCCAGCATTCCCGTCGAAGTATTGCTGTCTTCGTACGTTTCAATTCTGCCAACTCGGAACGTTCCACGGTAACCGTCAAAAAGCTTTCCATTAACTTGATTTGATGGGGAGTTTTGATCTTGCTTGTCAACAGTTAGGTACTCTGCCACAAACTCTCCTTGACCGACATTGACACCAACCCATTCAGTGCCGTCTACTGGGGCACTACGGAACATATATAAGTGGCCAGTAACATTAACGTGTCCATTGTCACAATTAACAACTACTCTCGGAGTGCGTCCAAGCTCAGGTTGCTCTGAACCCAATGATTGAGCTGAAAGTCCACAGAACTGGAAATCGTAAATCACACCAACGCAATTATCCGCGGCCAAAGCACCAATCGCAGAATAAATACTACGGATTTTATAGGCGCAAACATTTGAACCATAAACAAAACATCCATCGAACCAATTCGTGGTCCCTGATGCATCCATTCTAATTCCATGATCGCGGGGACTCATAAAAATGTCAGTGAACGAATTCAGCCATGCACTTTCTGGCATATGAATCGATTCAATACATTTTTCCAACATCAAATTGTCAAATACAACTCCTGATGCAGGGATATTTAGATTAACCGATGCGCTACAACTATCCTCATTTGAGCTATACACATTTGCGTCAAGGAATACAAAGTTGTACCCGATTTTTTCTAATATATTTTCTCCGTTTACACCCTGTAATACTGGAATAGGATCTAAACCATCGTAATCAAGAAATATACGAGAACTATCTCTTCCGTGCCCATAAATATAAGAACCATTGCGTGAGTAGTGACCTGACATTGGCACCAGCATGGTCCGTGTGACACGAATTACGCCATCACCAAGATCTAAACGTTTCTTCGCATAATATGAACCCCAAAGAGCGGCTTGGAATGCATCAGAATCATCTGTTTCACCATCTAACGTAACTCCAAAATCCCGCACATGAAAGCTGTCTTCCAGCTTGTCTTTCAAGGCTCGGACTTTTTTAACGACGCTAATGTTCGTTTTATCCAGCGAGCCGCCCAATTTGTACTGCACTCCAGATGCCGTGACCGTATTGCCGTGTTCATTGATAGTTTCAATGACAGAACCAATGGGCATTTCCTTGTCTGTGTTGCGAACGCTTCCGTTAATCCACAGAGCATTGGAGGCATAAGAAAGGGTGTCACCAACTTTGGTGTCATGCCCCGTTACGGGCCAGATTTTTGCGTTTAACTGTTTAGCTGCGACTTCTCCCGTATATTTATGTACATATTCTCGACTAGCGGTAACCACATTAGGGTCCATTTCAACAATAGGATCAGCTGAGGTTATGACAAAAATCATCTCTAGTGTGACTGGAGTGCTCACATTGCCGTTATTAACTGGCGGCGGAACGAAAATACGAGCATTGTTGCCCACTGCATGAAAATAAGTATTTCCATCAAACGTGGCCACTGCAGCAAATTCACGAATAACTAAATCATTCACGTCATCCGGCAGAATAGCTTCCACTTTCAGCATTGGTACGCTATCAGGAGTAGGCTGAAGAACATCAACTGAATTCACCGGAATACGGGCTAGTTCGTTAACCAATGCGGTTTGTTTTCGGTCTGGCTGCACAGATTCATCATTCGCATCACCGATAGCCATATGAGTAAAGGTGATTTGTTTGTTCTGCAACTTCCCGTTCTGTTCGGCGTTTTCACCGAGAATAGTCAGAATTGAACCATATTGTTGCTGGTTCTCTGGGGTTTGAGTCATGTTTGTTACTCCAACACTAACGGTAGTGGGCCGGACTTAATCTGCATTGCCTGCCGACTCACGGCAACATGCTTTTCAGGCGCTTCTACACGGCTAGTTATGGTGATTTTGGTTAAGTTGCTGCGAACGTTCTTCGCAGAATTGATAGCTGGAACGAGTTTACTTAGTTCAGAACCATCCACTGGCGTCCCTGTTGATATGTAATCAACCGTAAAATCACCAGGAGAAAGGTTGTCCTTATCTTCAAACCATTCCGTCACTTTGGTGTCATCACCACGAATGGCGCTAACTACCCTTTCAACAGCATCACGGGTACCTTTTTTTCGATGGATATAAATGCTGTCTTTGATTACCTGACGCTTTCGTTCAACAGGCCAAGTGGAATCCCAGTTATCTACTGATAACGCCCATGCCAAATGCGGCAATAAGTGTTCTGGACATTTATCTGGGTTCCAGATGTCACGGTTTGGAAAAGAAAGAGGCGGTGAAATCACCGCCTCTATATCTTTCTCATGTTTGCTGGCATTGGGTGGCAGCAGGCTATTCACTGTCATGTTGTCACCCTCGCTGTTAGCGTAATGCTGTTCGCATAGCCGGCACTAAACTGATCATTAATAATGTCTGCAGCAGGCGAGGTTAAATGCACTTTATAAACACCAGGTACACGCAACGAGGCATAGAAACCATCAAGGGTTAAATCCATGCCTTGACGATGTGAATCAGCCAACCACTTATCCAACTGAGCTCGGGCAGCTTTCAATACTTCAGATTGATCGGGACCAGAAAACAGTTCTAACTCTGCTACTACTGGGAACTCATTAATGTTGGCGCTCTGTACCACAACTTCATCACTGAGAGGGCGCGTTCCTTTAGGGGTAAGAGTATCTTCTACCAGCTTGATTAGCTCCGGGCTTGCTGTGCCATTTCCCTCATGGGAAAGTACAGAAACCGTCACCACCAATGTGCCTTTAGGTGAATCAGTAGCGACGCTTTTTACCAAACCATCTGCTGAAAGCGCCCAGAACTCATAATCATCGGCACTGCCTGCTGTGTTCTTGGCTCGATTGGATAATTGAATCCGGTACCGGAACGCTTCATCTGACTCCATTATTCGAGGTCGTGGTGGTACTGCATCAGGGTCACCCTCATCAATAACCAATCGCTCCACATCAAAATCAGCACCTCGAACATCAAGGTCCGTTCCAGTCGCATACGCCAGCATGGTGGCATGAGCACCATCATTTACACGCTGACGCAGTACCATTTCACGAAAAGCGGCGACTTCAATCAACTTGTAAACAGGATCTGATTCATTAACCTCTTGGTAATCTGGATCTAACCCTTTATAGCGCTCAATCCATTCCTGCAGGATTTGTTCATAGTCCAACTGCTCTATCACTGCAGGCTTTGGCAGTTGGCTCATGTCTACGTTCATCGTGGCCATCAATTCACCTCTATGCCTTCCAGTGTTATGGGCTCACCATTGGGCTTATATTTCCCCTCAATGGTCAGCATTACCGCACCAGGTTGGGCGGATGTAATGATAACCCTTGATACTTCTATCCGCTTTTCCCACTTTTTCAGGGCTTGGGCGCTTTCTGCCACAATATCTGCCACTGTTTCGGGATTGCCCGGGTTATCAATCAAATCAAACAGTCGGCTACCATAATCACGGCGCATGACGCGTGAGCCTATGGGTGTGGTGAGGATGTCACGCACCGACTGCTTTAAGTGGTCAATGCCACTAAGAGCAAGACCTGTGTTCGCATCCATACCACGCATGGTAGTTATCCCCCTGCAAATACGTTTGAAGAGCCAGCAGCTACCACTGAGCCACAATCCACTGCATCACCGACACGCCCCAAAGGCTTGCCGTTAACGAAGACGGACGATGAACCACCGGATAAGCTGCCAGCATGGCAAGATGGTGAAGGATCACAATGCACGCCCCAAGCATCACCTTGACGGTGTACCGGAACGCCATTGCAAAACACATCGCCACTGCCTGCAGTGCTGGTTCTTGGAGGGAAAGCACCGTGGCCTGTCCCTCCGTCACCTTGTCGAGTTACGGCTGGCATTGCATGTACTCCAGTAATTTCTGCTTACCTGAGCTGTAATCGTGCAAAATCACCATTGTCCAGCTGTTGCTGTGCTCAGTTTCCAATTCTTGGCTTGTGTCTGGGTCGGTTGATTTCACGGTAACGGTAACCACGATGGTGTAATCCAGTTGGCTAAGACTGCTTGGCTTGAACTCCACCAAATCTTTACAAGGAGGTAGTTCTGGCCAATCAGATACCCTTAACACCTGATCACCATCCCGATAATCAAGAAAATCCGGCTTAAACAGACCAGCTAAACTCGCTGCCTGCAGTCGAACACCGCTTAAATCTGCAGAGATAGTGAACGGGTTTGGTTCATCTGGTGACAACGACCAGGTATAACTCAAAACTGTTTCCCCTACTCCAACCTGATATGACATCAAGTAATCAAGGTTTACCGCCGTATCTGGCAGTTGAAACAGTTGTGGAGTGCTAGGATTCCAACTCATTAGTTCCAATCAATCCGTGTGCCGGTGACTTTCACATTACCGCCAGCCTTAATATCAATATTGCCTGAAGCATCCAGCACCATATTGGTACTGGTTTTAATATTGAGGTCTTTGGCTGCTTCAACATTCAATGTTGCATCGGTTTTCACCGTGGTCGCTTTCGCCACAGTGACATCAGCAGTGCCTTCGATATGTGCGGTCACGTTGCCAGTGGTATGCAAATTCGCATCACCTTGAACATCGATGCTCAAGGTGTGTGTTTTACGGTTATAGGTAAAGGTGGTGCCGTCTTCATAACGGCTTACGTGTTCATCTGGTGAGGTGCTAGGTACTGGGCTTGTCGCATCTGGTAAAGATGGAAGCACCACACCTGCAGATAAATCACCAGATTCTGACAAGATGATCACCTGCTCACCAATGGCAAGCGGCTCCCAATCGGTACGGTGCTGGTTTGACTCTCGCCCTGAAATCCAAGGAAGCCAGCCAGTTACAGCATTTTTTTCATACTCAACCTTTACCCGAGGCGGTGACTGTTCAAAGTCCACGCTATGAACTCGACCACGGCGAATCATATTCGCCATACGCCGCTGCAGATCACGGACGATGTAATTCAAATCACTCATCCGGTACCACCTGTTCATATTTATCTTCATTGGCATTGCCAATGTCTGGCGAGAATCCAACTTTAACCGTGGTAGGGGTTAACCCCTCCGGTTTGAATGCATCCTCACCAACTTCCACATCCTGATTGAACCGGATAGACCATACTGCATAATCATCAAGCTCTGGATTGAACGCATCAGGCTCAGCACTGACAAACACAGCAGGCTCTATTGGCATTCCGAAACGGGCTTCTTCCACTTTCAAACCGATGGCCATAGCAGCATTTCGCACTTCAAGCTGATATTGCGCATCCGCCATACCGAGAACAGCAAGGATTTCACAGTTCAATGTGACCGCCATTTGCCCGTTCATTGGCTGATTTTCAGCTCGTTCCCAGTCCATCACAGCAAAGAACGCGCAAGGCGTTAAAAGCTCGGTTTGGGTTTCTGGGTAGTAATCTACAGACTGAATCCACGGAAGCTGCTCTTTGAGCCATTGCTTAACTTTTTCGTGGTAGTCGGTTAAATGGATACCGTCACTCATCGTTGTGCAATCCGCCCTTTGAGATCTGTAATAAAGTGTTTAAGAAAGATGTCTGGAATCTGATCGAAAATCTCATCTTCGATTTTTACGTGAATAGCGTCATTTATCGGCACCGTTTCTTCCCTTACCGGATAACGGGCCTTGCCCTTGCGAGTGAATATGGATTTTCTTTTCCCTATCCTCGCCACAAAAGAATCGGGGTACATCTGATGGTTAAGCGATGAAGATGCTGGTTTAAACTCTGCACCGTTTGGTGACTTCTTCGTACCAATTCGCTTAACCCTGCCTTTGAGCTTACTTATTGGCATATCATTCAAGCCAAACCATAACTTCAACTCATCAAGGGCCTTGCCACTTTTCTTTAATCGAAACTTTTGAAGTCGATTTCGGATTGCCTTTAGATTTCTAGCTTGCAGTTCATCTCTGAGCAAACGACGACCTAACATGTTCAATGTCACCGCTGTCCGTGAAAGCGCTCGATTATATGCTTGGCGGAACTCTTTATCTGTTCCACCAAGCATCAACTTCACCGCTTCCAGCTCTTCAAGATCAATATCGAATAGAAGGTTTTGTTGATTTGTCGCCATTGAACTCACCCAAAGTTAATTTAGTGAGACCTGAACCATCCGGCTCTGGGTTTATTACTTGGTAAACTTTCTCTCTACCATCAGAAAACCGAAGAGTAACCACCGTTCGACGAGAAACACCTGCTGCTTTGTGAGTTTGAACAAAAAGCTCATTGTCGACATCTGACACTTGGCCACCGCCAGTTAAAGAGCTAATAGCCGCTGGATTATCAAAGATGCCAGGTACTGGTTCTTCTTGCCCTGCTATCGCTACGGTAACGTTGGAGAACGTATCAAAAATGATGTTATCGGCTTCATTCAACGCTGACTCAAAATCAAACATTCATCACCTCTACAGAGTTGCAATGATATGTGCCAAACCAGCTTCAACCGCTTCCATCGCGGTATCTTCGTCAAGGAAAGGCTTTTCACCGGATTTGGCTAAAACTGGCTTTCCGTCTACGACATACTGAAAAGGTTTCGTAACCAGAACTTGCATCTCACCTTGATCATTAGTTTTAGCTACAGGAATTACCCCATCGTCTGAGATAGTTTCACCTTCAGGCAGCTCACCGATACCGACAAGAACTTCCGCTTTATCTGATGTTTGAATCTCGGCTTCTTGGTTTTCACCACTGGCAGGATTATCAACGTCATTTCCTTGCGTTTGCGACTGATCTTCATCTTCATTTTCGGACTCATCCCCGTCTGGCAGCTTGGCTTCCAGTTCGTCAATGATTGCGTTTAGCTGCGCTTCTGTCGTTTTGTCATCGTATTGCGGCTCGGTAATGTTCAACTCACCACATAGTTCATCAATACGCTTTTTTAGGTTGTCTTTTCGGCTCATGATTGGCTCCAAAAGAAAATGGGACCGTGGTCCCATTGATTTTTTACTCTGTCGAAACGCAGGATTAACCTACTTTTACGACCACCACTTTGTTCACGTCGATCAAGTACATCGCTGGCGCAGACTCAGTCTTCGTGTAGCGAACTTCAGGATCGCCACCTTCCGTCCAGTCCTTAACGTAACGCTCTGCTTCATCAAAGCCTTCTTTCTGTGCAGAAAGGTCTTGAATCTGACCATACAGGCGAGCACCACGAACAGACGTATGTGCCAAGATTAAGTGGAAGTCACGCTGTACTTTCTTGGTCGTCCCGTCACGGTCAATGTATTCTTCATCCACTACGATGATGGTCACGTCACCAAGGTTTCCCTTGATGCTAACGGTCGCACCAAGATCTTTTAGTGCAGTTTCAAGCTGAGAGTTGGAGCCACGGCGAGTTTCGAGCTTGTCGTTAAACGTCTTAAACTTACGCATTAGCGCCCATGTTTTAGGGTCGGTGATTAGTGCGTTAGTCAATCCCTCAGATAAAGCTGACCACTCTTCAATGTCTGCAACGATATCGTAGGTATCAAAAGTTTGATTCTCCCACTTCGCTGCATCAAGAAGAGTTACGTTATTATCCGGGTTTCGACCTGCATCAATTTCGTAAGGCTTTTCGATGTATTGGCTGTCGATGATAGTTTTACCGTCATACACCATCTCAGCACACATCAGTTCTTCGCGGTCACGAACCGCTTGCTCTTCTGTGTCGAGGTTTTGCATCACGATAGCGTTCAAACGATCTGAAGCAGAAAGGTTGCCATTGATTGGCTCACCAGGACGGCGTTTAATGCTTTGATTTGCTGTTACCGGATGCTTCGATTTTACGTAAGCCGGCTTGAAGCTCGATGTTTTAAAACCTTGATTGCGATCTACCGCAGCACCAATCATCGGTGAGCAAAATGCAGCAATTTTGGTTTTATTTGGGATCATGTCTAGGTCGACTTTTTCCGTAGAAAACGTGTAAAGCTCACGGAAGAAGAAGCGCATGAAGAAGTTATCACGGCGAATGCTTGATTGTGTTACCGCACCAAGCAGTTCGCGAGTTGTATAGTTGTCAGGCATAAGAGACTCTTTTTGTTTAATCCAAAAAAAACGACGAATTAATATTCGTCGTCTACGTACACTGCGCTACCAATAAATGCTGCGCGCTTTTGCTTGTCGGTTGTCACTGTGTCTGGCCAGTTAACAAAACCAATGCGGAATCCGCCTTGCGGATACACGGTAGAAAGCTGGTCGCTACCAGTGTTCACCACATCTCGTGCTGACATTGCTACGGCTTTGCCTGGTGTGCCATCCCATTTAACCAGCGTGGCGGCATCCGTTGCATCCATCATTAGCGGTGTACGAGCCGGGAACGCTTCGCCCGATTTGATTGTGGCTCGCGCTGTTACCGGAGCACCAATCATGAAATCATCTGGTGTGTATTCAGTTGTTTCAGTCATTGTTTCGTCCTTAGTCGATACGTGTGTAAGAAGCGGCTAACGCATTAATGTTTTGCTGCTCATCGGTGAGGTCACCAGAACCAACATCCTGACCAAGAGGTTCACCATGTTCTGCAGCAAGTGTCTGCAACGCTGATGAACTCTGCGCAGCTGCACTAACCGGAACAGATGCCAGAATGGTCTTCGCTTCTTCCACGGTGATCTTTGGATTGTTTGCTAACTGGTGAGCTAGAGATTCACGACCTTTACTTTCTTCTAAGCCGAGAATGCCCATACAACGCTCTCGTTCCTGAGTGGCAGGATCTGCGTTGGCTTCCGGTTGAGCATTTGATTGAGGTTCTGCAGCATTACCTTGCTCTGCTGTTGGTGTTTCTGGAGTCGCTGGAGCTGATGCCTGTGGCTGTGTATCTGCTTGTCCCGTTGCGACTGGTTGAGTTTGTTCTTGCACCGTCATAGCGGCTCCCATATCAAAGGTTGATTGTTTTTTCTTGAAGTGCTCAGCCATCAACTGAACTGCATCAAGGCCATTAACGACTTCATCAGCGAAGCCAACATCCACCGCAGCCTGACCTTCATAGGTTTCAGCCTCAGTTTCTAAAACGCGTTTAACATCGATGTTCATATATGCTGCCGCTTTTCCAGCAAACATCTGTCGAGTGCTTTCCAGTTCGGTCTGCCACTTTTCACGAACATCATCAGGTAATGCCTGATAAGGATTCCCATCGGCTTTATGTTTACCTGCAGTAATTAAGGTGATTTCCGTACCTTTCTGCTGCAGCATCTTTTCGATATTGGTGTGCGCCAAAATAACGCCAACAGAACCCGCTACCCCTGTCTGAGTGATCAAACGACGAGAGCACGAACTGGCAACCATCTGCCCGGCACTACAATGCATGTCGTAGCCAAGGGACCAGATCGGCTTTATTTTTCGGTACTCTGCTATTTTGTCTGCTAAATCAAAACAACCAGCTACCATCCCGCCTGGGGTGTCCATGTCTAGCATGATTGCTTTCACTTCTTTATCCGACATGGCCTCTGTTAAGCGGTACATAATCCCGTCATAACCCGTCATGCCTGAATACGGCTTAACGTAGCCATATTTGTGAACTAAAGACCCATCAATCGGGATAATGGCTATACCATCCACAACCTGATAACTACGTTCACCACTGCGACGTCTGGTGAACCCGGATGCTTCCTTTTTCATGTCTGACTCTCGCAAGACATTGCCATCTGCGTCAGTCAGCTGAATTACATTGCCGAGTCGCTGACTCAGGGCTGAGAAGAAAACACGGGCATAACCAGCTTCAAGCGCCAGTGGTCGGTTGAATGTATTGCTGATTAAGTGTTGTAAATTACTCATTTGGGCTCTCGTTTGGGTTGTCCGGCGCTAACGCCTGGAGTTTCATCCAACTTGGTGGTGGTAAACCTTTCGATTTACGCTCTTCCATCTCAGCCATCTGCTGATCGAAAATTTCTTGATAATCTTCACCAAGTAACGCCAGCTCTTTCTCATAGGTGGACAAGCCAGCCTCAATACGAAGAACCGCTTCTTTCACCTCTTTCAGACCATCAATCGCTAATCGGCCAGAGCCAATCCAGTCACTCTTTGTCCACGCATGGCGACGTTCGTAGAAACTAAATCGCGCCTTGCTCGGTAAGGTGATGTATCCACGAATGATCATCTCCTCAAACAGCAGGGTGAAGATTTGACTGGCGAATCGGTTCGCAATGATTTTTCGACGGCCCATGAAGTAACGCCACGAATCATTGTGAGCAGCACGGATAGTGCTGTAAGACATCTGAGAATAATTGCGAGATAGCTGGGCGTAATCTACGCCAAGACCTGCAGCGACATATCGAATAATCGACTGCTCTAGAGCCGCAAATCCATTATCGGCATTGCCTGCACTGTGCAGGTTGATTTTGTCGCCTGGCATTAGGTGAGGAAGTTTAACGCCGTTGAATTTCACCTCATTCGCGGCGTAGTAATCACCGTATGTCATCAACATCTTCTCGATGGCACCGTTTTGCTGGTTAGCACCAAATAAGAATTCCATCGCCTGATCAGAACCGAGCTCTGACTCGATACTGGCTGCATACATCGCATTGACAATGGCTCGCTGAAGCGTTGTATTTTGTAATGTGTCGAGCATTTTTAACTGCTCCAAACACGACAAAAACTTATTAACGCCTCGACACTGACCACCTTCCGAGGGTTCAAATACGTGTAAGAAGCCCATTCGACCTGAGCGCAACCGCTTAGGTACTTCACGCCACTTCTTCGGCATGCCGAAATTATCAGCGCCTTCTTCAATAAAGTAGGAAACGGCCTCTCCGTTTCGGTTGAACTTCATCCCACCACGTTGATGGGGTTTATCCATCATGTAGTTCGGGTTGTTCACCTTGCGAGGGGCAACCATTCGAATGCAGGTTGAAAAGTGCGAATGGCGTCGATCAATCCACTCCGGTTTTGCCATGATTTCGCCAGCATGAGCATGAGTCTCAATGCCTTCACGCATCATCATGGTAAATGTGCGTCGACCTTCTGCATCAATAAAGCAGTTAGGGTCTTCGGCAATATCACGAAATATAGCTTCAACTTCTCGAACAAAACCTTTATCCGGTTTTAATCCAAGCAGTAACCAATTCGGCTTGTAACTTAGGCGAAACTCAGAACCAATGATGTGGTCCTTATGGAGCTGGATACCATTCGCTGCAATGCCATTGTTGCGGGTTACATCATCCGTTCGGGCATTAGCCTGCTTCATAACAGGCAGGAACGCAGCATCCACTGATTTGGACGGTGGGTTCCAATCGCGCATCTGGCCACCAAACCCTGAACCGCCAGCTCTGAACACCGCCTCTCTTAATGGTGTCTGACCATCTGCGGCCAGTAGTCCGGTATTTGTCATTACATTCCGACTCCTGCTGGGCGACGGCGACGAACTGAACCAATACCTAACTGAGAACGAAGGTCATCAATATAGGCTCGCAGTTCGTGAATATTCGCTCGGTTAAATTCTACTTTGCGGTCCCCTTTCTCTATTGAGACCGCCATACTGCCTGTTTGCAGCTTGTGGTAGGCGCTTTCCGCCTGCTGCAGCATTTCTTGTAAGGTCATTTGCCACCTTTCAGTCGAGCGGCCAATTCAGCAATGCTTAGGCCGGATGATTGTTGTTCTGGTGTGGTTTGTTGTTCATTTAGCTCTAAGCCAAATTTATGAATGAGAATATTGAGTGCGGCGTAAGCGTAGTTCCAGCCATCCAATGCTTCGTCGTATGGATGGTATTGCTTAACCCACCGCCAAACTTGGCGACCAGATTTGTCGTGCTCCAACTTTTTATTGGCTGAGCAAAGCTGCTTGAAAAACTCATCGCCAGCTATGTCGTCATCCAGTGGAAAATGAATACAACCAGGTACTGGTTCATCACCTTTTGGCGTTAGACATAAACGGCTATACAGCCTCTGCTTGATACCGTCGGTACCCAATCTGGTCAGGTAAACTTTTTTGTTGTTCTTCTTTCGCGGAAAGTTTTGGATCGGTTTGCCATATTGGTTTTCACCCTGAATCGGTATCACCCACATAACGCCATGCTTACGACTCATTTCATAAACATCATCGGTCTTGTGGCCCATGGCATCCCAACACCAAAGCTTAATGTCCATCACTTCGCCATTTCGCTTGGTATAGGTTCGATAAAGTGCTTTACCTACAGCATCTTTCAAAACCTGACCGGAAAGATCACCAAGCAGAACTATGTGATCGACCAACCAACACTCTTCGCCAGAACCCCATGCCCAAACGTACATTTCAATACGGTCATCTTGGGTATCAATACCGCCTGTTAACGCTACGGCTCTATCTGGTACTGGATTCTTTTTACGCTCACCAGCCCACCAAATTTCCCGGCGTGCCTTTAGGTGTTCCCAATCAAGCTTGTCGCCGTTTTCCCCCTCCCAAAGTTCACCGAGAGTCAGGTTAACAAACGTCTTTAATTGGCTAGGGTCATCTTTCTTGTTTAGAAAGTCTCGGACGATACCGCGCCAGCCTGCACTCAATTTGGTGTTGTAACCAGACCAAATATGAAGACCAACACTGGTAGGTGTCTGCGCCGGATTATCATCGGAATCAAAAAACTCATGACCATCTCTGGTCCAAGTTCCATCCTCTGCTTTCCATCGACCAGCAACCTCCATCTTGTAGAGATGCTTGTAATAAATCGGGTCATCGCAATTAACACAGCTGTAGTAAACCGACTTGGCTTTTTTATCTACAGTAGGCTGAGTGTTATCCCACTTGAATCCGTGTTTATCTTCCTTACTACCCCACTGTAAAACCTGCTCAGCTCCACAATGCGGACAAGGTAGATAGAATCGAAAGGTCAATTCCATCTTGGCCATCAGTCTCTCTACGTGAGACTCGCCAGCATTCGTTGGTGTCGTTCCCCAACGAGCCATGGGGAAAGCGGCACCTTCTAAGCGCATTCGCGCCAGGTCTATTGGGTTACCCTCTTTTCCGACCTCCCAATCCCAGCCGTCAATTTCATCTCCAAACAAGGCGCCTTTGGTAAGTGCACGCATGTTTCTCGGGGTTGATGTGCCGAGAATATGAAGCGACCAGCCAATACCCTGCTTATACGAAACAGTGTTGCGGTGATCTTTTGCAAAAAGTGCTGGAAAGATCCTCTGCATGATTGGCATTTCTTGCCAAGCTGCATCAATCTCTGTAACCGATATGTTTTTCGCATCACTCTCGGTTGGTACGTAAATCACCGAGTTAGTTTTAAACTGAGCATGCAAGCAAGTGTTTGCAGCAATCACCAGCTTTGACCATCCGACACGCGCTGACTTTTGCATTGTCAGTTCTGCGATAGCCCGGTTGCACATCATGTTGAGTGGTACAACCTGCAGCGGCAATGTTTCCCAAAAACCCTCTTCCTGAGATGAACCTGCCGCCAATCGAAAATGCTTGTTAGCCCACTCGGCTCCCTTGATTGCGATTGTTCTCTTCATCCCCATCAAGCCACGTTGGACAGCTCTCTGGATCGCCGTCCATGTAATCGGTGAGGTTTGGTTGAACATCGGCACACTCATTTAATACAGCAGCGATCACAGCCTCTAGAATTTCCACCGCTTCGGGTGGCATGTCAGGCCATGCGTTTTTGAGTTTCGGGAGGAGAGTGTCAAGTCGGGTACCTACCCTAGCAGTGACTTGCTCTAATGTTTCGACAATAACTTCAATGGGTGCGTAGCTCTTCTCGAAAAGGACTCGCTTGGCTTTAAGCATTGCGACTCTTTCTCTTTTCTCTTCGAGCTTGAGCTCTCGCTCCATTTTCTCGAACGATTCCTCTTCATCATCGTCCGTTTCCGGTTTTTGATTTCCGGCTTTTGCTTGTCTTAAATACGAGTTGTACGCGTGGTTACACGCTAGCGGGTCCATGCCATTTCTACCTATAGCAGCAGGCATAACCCCTTGTTGCATAAGGTTTCGGACCTGTCTATCTGAAATGCCAAGGAGCTTTGCTACATCCGACTGCGTAAACTTCTTGTCTGGATTGAATAGGTTGCTCATTCATGGTTTTTGACCGGAAACCGGAAACCTCCAAAATAAAAAAAAATTTTAACGAGAGCTTTTCTGCGAGGTCACGCCCCCGTGGGGTTCCAGATACGCCGGAAGGACCCATTGCGACCACGGTCGCAATCACTCGGGCTTCGGTGTCTGAGACAGAACACGAAAGATGATCGTCAACGCAGCTGCAGTGGCGTTCAGCCCTGCATACACTGGCACACTCACATGCACCTGAACCAAAGGGAGTAGAGAAGCCAGCAGGTTCATAGCCACGACGGCCAGCGACCACTGGATGGTCCACAGCTTTCCTGACTCTTTCCAGTTATCAATTAACTTCATCGGTCACTTCCTTTGATGCCTGGATAGCTAAGCAGATAGCTTCTTCTAGACGTTGCTTGGCTAAATCCATCTTTGTTGGGTTAGCGGTTGGCTGGTTACTCATTAACTTCTCCAGTGCCGCGCCTTGTGTATTCAGAATTGCTTCAAACATAGCTACCTCATTACGTCGATTGGACATGCACAATCCAGCGCACCACCTACATATCTA